CCTTCTTGATAAGATTTAGAGACGGCTCCAGTTCTGTTAGGCGAGGCCGAATCAATGCGCCTCTGCATCTCCTTCATGCGTGGAGAGAGATGACTTCTTTCGCTTCTTTCGCTCATTGTGCCTCCTTTAGCTTATGGATCTCGTCGCGGAGGTAGCGGAGGGCGCATGCTGTCTTTGCAGCTATTGATACTATGGATGTTGGCAGGGTTTCGGAGTTTGCCATCTCTTCTAGGTCTTCGATGTCACCCTCCAGCGGCATCTCCTCCTGCTTTGGCAACGGGCGGCGGGTGCGGTATCGCATGGCTTTGAAGTGTCCAGCTTTTACCCCTAACTCAAATGACCATGCCTTTACCCATTCACTTCCAACATGGTGTTTTGGCTGAACCTCATCCCCCTCGCAGATCACCTCGTCAGGGCCAAGCTCTCGCCATTCGAAAGCGGGTTCCTTGTCAGAAACTTGGGTAGTTTTTTCTGACCAACCAGAGCATTCATGGCAAGCTGACGGCCCGTATGAACCTTGAAGGAATCCATAGACAACCCCACGGCCTCCGCACTTCTCGCATTCTTTGTATTCGCTCACGGGTTCAGTTATTCGATTTTCTTGGATAACTGGTTCCGTGCTTTCGATCTTTGAAAATCCTCCATACCACTCGTCCATCGTTGCCCCCAATAGTTCAGTTCTTGCCATCATACAAGGCGAGCATCTTTTGTTAATTTGTTCAGCGGTTGCTAGCGGAACTCCGCAATCTTGGCATTCGCTCACGGGTTCTTCTGGCGCGGGGGCGAACCGCATAAGATCGTCTGCCTGTCTGTCGAATCCGTTCTTACGCAGAAATGTAGCGTGGTCTTTTAGTAGTCCACGCAACCTTGCGATCTCTTCCTCTAATTTTTCACAAGCCATTTTCATGGCTTTCGCCCTTGATTCCCAATCGGGCCAATATGCTCCCCATACGGATTCTGAAAGTGCGACCTCGTTGTCTGGTGTCTGTGGGTTCATTTTTGTTTTTTGGTAGAGAGCGTCCATTGCGGCAACTAACTCAAATAGTTGCTTCATTTAAGTCCTTTAATTACTGCAATGTTTAGCATCAAGGCTCCTGTCCAATAGAGGACTTGGTTCCAATTCCCCGCCACCAACCAACGCACTAGCAGAAGCCCGTAAAAGCCCAGCAATGCGTAGTTGATGGAACGGGGATCGGAGAGCCAGTTCACTCGGTGATGATGCTAGACGGCTTTTTAGGCTCGTTAATCACCTCTTCAAAGAACTCGTCGATGTCGCAGATCATGCAAGGTGCGCCTTTTTCGTGAGTTTCTGGGTCGTGACCGCCTGCCGCGATGAGGATTTGCTTGATCCCGTCGAGGAAGGCATAAGCCTGGTAGCTTCCTGCGAGGAACTTTGCCCAGCGGATCGCTTCTTCTGGGGAACAGAGAGGCGAGATGGAACAAATTTCCAGCCCATCGGCATCCACGATTCGGTCGGCATCGGCTTTGATAGGGAATTTAAACTCAATAGGATTGTCGTTGATGATCATAATTAGATGGAATAGCAGGCGAATTTCTTGCCAGTTTTGCGGTTATGTTTAGTGGTGGTTGTGATGCGGATGCCCATCTTCTTGAGAGCTTCGATTGCCGTGAGGCTCTTGCCTTTAACGAGGTGGTTGTAGATACGGACTGACTGACTGGTTTTGTTTTTCATATTATTTGCGGTTGAATGCGGTAAGGATCTTTTCAATCTCCTCATGGATGAGGAGGGTTTTTCCAAGGGAGTTGAGCTTCTGGATCTCCTCTAATGTGCGGAGGAGGCCGTCAAACTCTGCGGCTAGGTCGTTGTAGTTCATATTAGAGATTTGTGGATAGTTCATTCTGGAGCTTTTGCTTTGCGATTTCTTTCTTGGTTTCGATGAGCGAGATGCGGTTAAGCATCATCGTGCAATCGGTTGGATGGTCACGATAATAGCAGGCAATCGCAGTCTCGGTTTTCTTCCTCACGTTCTCGGCAATGAGATAGGCTCCCAATGCGTAGGACAAGATGAGAGCGGCGATGGCACAGGCGGCGACGATGATAATCATCCGATGATTTTGGTGAGGGCTTGATCCAAGACTCGCTCTTGCTCGGAGAAGATCGCGTCAAGGCGATTGAAATACCCAGGCTTGCGAGGCTCTGGAATGCTCAATGCCTTATCCAGTACGACAAGATCATTGTAAAGGGATCGCGCACGGGCGGTGCTGATCTTGATCTCGGAGAGGCCGTGATGTTCGGCGTGTTTGATTGCTACCTTGAAGAGCGCATCGTAGGTGACTACTAGTTGCGCGGCTGATCGGAGTGTTGTTTTCATTTTTGTTTGGAGCATGGTTGTATGCTCTGGGACTCATGCTTTCAGAATCGTGCAACGAGTCAATAAAAAAAATGACCTCACCCCCTATCTGGCAGGAAGTCCCGATTGGGGACTTGTCAGGGGCAAGGAACCTTTGAAGAAACCCAAGTGCCGATCCTCCTTGTTTCTGCCACTCAAGGGGAGAAGGCGGTCATGGGTATAGGACTCATCTCTGGCGGCTGTTTCCAGCCCTACGGGAGCGACCCGCCATCGGATATTTCCAATGCAACCAGCAATGATTCCGAATGAATGATCAAGCAATACAAAATGGATTGCAATAAAAAAAGAGGGAGGGGTTTCCCCCTCCCCCCTGCCGTGATCAACAAAGGAGCTACAGAGCAAGCCCCTTGCCGCAGGATCTCCCTGCGTTCTACTCGGCAAAATTAGAAGTCAATATCCGAATCGTCGGAATATGTGTTCTGCTTGGGCTTCGGCGTGAAGCTCTTGTTCCCGCCTTTCTCACGAGGAGGGCCGACCTTGATGGACAGGAAATTGCTTCCTGCCTTGCTGGTCTTCTCCCAGATGCTGATCTCATACTTCTTTCCCTCTACATCGAGAGGGCCGCTCCACTTGGGAGCCTTGGGGTTCGGGTTGTCGCGTTCAAATGCCGCGCCACTATTGGTGTTGTCGTAGTTGCTCATTGGTGTTGTTTTATCTCCCGTTCTTCAAACCGCAGGTATTGCGGCTGGAAGGATAGCGGGAAAGATGTTCTACTACAATTCCTAGCGAGACGAATGTCAAGCCAGTATCCGCACTCGTCAGAATCTTGTTTTTTCTTGCTATCCTCCTCTGCCTCTTGGTAGCGGATGACCAAGAACATATCGCAGTCGTGTTGGATGGCATCAGACTCACGGGCTGTTCCATTGCGGTTAAGCTGACAGAGGGCAATGATTGTGATGCCTAGCTCCTTGGCTACTAGCTTGAGGCAACGACTCACTTCTGCCACCTGCCTCTCACGGGAGTCCTTGGCATTGGTAGGCATGGCAAGCTGGATGTAGTCAAAGACAATCATCTTCACGCCATGTGTCGCCACCATGCGTCGAGCCGCCGCCATGATTTGAAGCGGATTGATAGAGCTTTCATCCCGAATCCAGATCGGCAACTTGCCCACCTGTCCCACTCCGAAAGCGATCTTACCCATCTCTTCCTTGCTTGGATTCTTGGACAATACGGATATGTCCACGCCCGTGAGGGAGGCCACAAGCCTATCCACCATCTCCCCACTACTCATCTCAAGCGAGAAGACTCCTACGTTGTTCCCTGCATCGGCGGTTCGTTGGGCTATGTTGAGAGCCAGAGCGGTCTTGCCGCCCTTGGTTGGTGCGCCAATGACGATCAGTTGCCCAGGCCTCATGCCTCCCGTGTGTTCGTCTAGCGAGGGGAAGCCATAGGTGAGTCCCATGAGCTTTCCCTTGTTCTTCACCATCTCCTCATACTCGTTGAGACGGCGGGTAGTAGCCTCCCCAATAGACTCAATCTTGGTTCCGCTCTCCGCTTCTGACGCAATCGCTACTAGGGCTTTCTGCACAGTCTCGGATAGCTCCCCGTTGACTACAGGATTACGGGCTGAATCAATGATACGCTCCGCGCCAGCAATAGCCAAACGCGCCGTGTGATAATGACGAATGATGTTGAAATACTCCTCATGGTTGTGGCTTGTGCTGACATGAGAGTATATCGCCGCGACTTCTGACGGGCCACCGCAATCATCCATGAGATTATTGACCTCCAACCACTCGCTGATGGTAATCAAGTCTACCGACTTGCCCTCTTTCCATAGGGCTAGAAGCCCCTTAAACAGGTTTTTATGAGCAGGATGATGGAAGAGAGCAGGCTTTAGGTGATCGGCATGAATGTCGAGGATGGATGGATTCTGGAGGGCAGAGGATAGGAATGCCTTCTCTGCGTCAATATTGGCTGGAAGACTCATATGTTTATGTTTAATTTGCCGCCTGTATAATAGGTTGCATTTTCGTTGTTAATAATTGAATTAGGACAAGACAAACACACTTCTTGTAGAAGCGGATGCCGCATAGCCGCCGCAATCCAAAACGAGCTTGATTGATTTCCAACAAAGTAATCTGAGCCTGCTATTGCCCTAGCAATTTGCAAGCAATCGTCCACTTTATATCGTTCAATTGTGCCAACTTCTTTTTTGAAAAGTTTATATTCGGCATCTGTTCCAATAAATAATGCCCTATCACCAAAATATTTACGCACATCTTTCCATGAGAAATTGTAATTTCTGTATCTAGATGTTCTGTTAAATACAACTCTTCCTTTTGTTGCTGGATCTGGATCTACATCAATCCATTTATCATTAATTGTTAATCTTTCGTTTCTTTTTATTATGCCCAAATAAAAAGCCTGTTGCTCCAATAGATTCATGTCTGGACTATAATAACGCCCATACACTTGCCATTTGGTTGTATCAATATTAATGTCAACAGAATCTGGGTCTTTGACAAACTCAACGTCAACTCCAATATTTTTCAACAAAGGCTCAAGTGTTGCATATTTAAATCCATTCATCGGGAGCATATTGGGGATATATTTATTATCAGTGATGTATAATTTAGTTGCTCCCAAATCCTCATAGAGTGGCAGAAAGGCAATGATGTCGCCTATATGCCCAGAGTGTAATACGGAGAGTTTTTTCACTTCTTCTTTTTCCTCTTTGACTCTGGCTTAGCGGCCTTCATTGCCCAGTAGAGATCCACTTGCTTCTGGAAGACGATCCATTCTTTTTCTAGGTCTTCCTTCCAGACCACCTCAAAGTCCCCTTCTTCTTCCTTGCCGATCCTCACAATGGCGTGATCGGTGATGGGAGCTTGCTTGTTGTTGGCCTCCCATAGCCAAGCATAGCCTGCGGCCTGCCTCCAATAGCTCTCGCTAATCTTCTTGCTGGTCTTGAAATCCATCAGCACATGATCTCCATTCTTGCGTTTGGCGATCAGATCAATGGTTCCCCCGTACTTGTAAACTTCGTTCACAAGCTGAATCTCCGTAGCCACCACTTCAAGATCCTGCGTCTCCCACCACTCAAGAAACTTATGGTAGCACACAAGAGCCTTATCCCGCTCCTCCTGTGTGTAGTCGGATAGGTCGGCAACTTGGTTATTGAGGAAGCATTCAATGTAGAAGTGAGCCAGCGTTCCAATGTCGCAAGCCTCCTTACTCACGTCTCGGTAGTTCTTCCCCTCGCATCCCAATTTCCAAGCCCAATGGATCAATGCCCCTGCATCGTCTCCGATCTTGCTGATCGTAGATCCCCCAGGTACTTTCGTTCCATCGGATAGATGATACTTCTGATGCTCTTTGTGTCGGTCTAGTTTTACTGATTGCATATTGTTAATTGATTAGTAGCATTTGTGTGTTTATTTTTGCGCTAGCATTATATCTTTGCGATTCCCCCTTCGGGTATTCTTCAATCTGATATTTAAGAGATTGCTTCATCTTTTTCTTTTCTTTTTTTGTTCCAATAAAATAAATATATCTGTGCTTTCTTGGCCTATCCTCTAAATAAAAGTCATCTCCATATTTATCTCGGAGAGCTTGCGCCATGTTTTCAACTCCTCTGAATTTGTCTGCTACAGTAGCTCCATGAAGATGCTCTTCGCCTTTGATTTTCCAATCTGTTCTCTTTGCGCTCAACCCCGTGTAAACAAAGTTGGTTGCTTGATAAACATATCCAACATGGCCTTGTGCAGTATCAGCAAAACTAACAACGATCTTTGGTCGAGGTATTAGTTTTAATGAATTTGATATTAAAAACCCAGCTAGGTTTTTAGTGCTTTCACAACACAGGCGATTAAGCTCAATCACATAATCAGCATACTCCTTTCCACAAACCCCCTCACGAAGAGATGATGAAACGGGAGTTCCGTATGTAACTATTCCGATCAAGGATTTATCAAAGAATGCGCCAAAGGCATAAGATACTGGAGGAATCCTTTTGGCGTAATGCTTTTTCAAAAGCCAAGGCTCTGCATCTCGAAATGTGATCTGATGCACAGACCAGTTCATTCTGCGTAGTCCTCGTAGTCAATTCCGCATCCGCATTCTGGGCATTCCTCTGGATCGCAGTAGCCTCCCTCTGCTTCCTCATTGTCCTCGTATTGATGCGAGGTTATGGCTGGGATGTAGGGATACACTACAATCTCCGTGTCCTTGCCGCATTCACATGAATGCGTTTGTCCGAATGGTCGGGGTCTTCTCATTTTTTATGTGGGTTGCGAGGCCATTGCCTCTGGTTCAGCTACGAGTCGTAGGTAGACTCCAACTGATTTGCAAGCACAAAAGAATCCCAGTCAGAATCTGAATCTGCAAGGCTCCCCACGCTGTTCCCAAGCCCCCAGTTCGTCACCATCACTTCTACAAGCAACGCCAAGGCATCCGCTCTGTCAGGCGAATTTCCTTTCGTGCGCTTCTTCAAATCCTTCTTGCTCTCAAGGAGCATCTTCTCGTTCTTGAGAGTGTAGATACGAGCGCATAGCTCTCGGCTAGTCTGGTCATCTAGCCCACGCATCCTTCCAGCCATGATGATCGTGCGGATCTGTCCCCAGAGTTGACTCACGCGATTGGCGTAGACTTGTTTTGCGGGACGATCATCTTCAATGGAGATAGGATGCTCCGTAGCACCTCCTCCAAAGCTCACTCGTACAAAGCCTGTCTTCCAGCGTTGTGAGATGATGTCGGCTATGCCTGCTCCTGCGCCTGTCGCGTCAATAGCAAAGTCCTCTGGCTGAATGTTGCGCCTCGTTAGCTCTGCGATGGTCTGGTCTGCCACTTGGTAGAAGAGTGGGTAGTTCTCGCTTTCCGTGAGCGTGAGTCGCACGATGTCGCCGCATTCGATGATAAGATCGCCGTCAAGAGCCTTGCCCACCTTGGCAAAGCGCAGGATACAATCATCGCCATCAGTCGTGAATGCAGGGTCAAGAGCGGCTATCTGCTTGATGCCTCCTCCAGCCCAAGTGACGCTCTCACGGGCGCGGCCCTCGTTGATCATGGCTTGGTCGAGGATCGTGTTTCTCGCTCCAGAGCGCGACCACATCCCCCTCACATAACTGTTCCATTCAAGACTTCCAATACCAAAATTCTTGGCAATCGTATCAATGTTGTCCTGCCCAAAAAGGTATGGATAAATTAAGCGTCCCGCTTTCACATTGGGTGACTTCAGCCCATCAAACCTCACGCACACTCCCGTCTTGGTTTCCCAAAACTCATCATCATCTTGGATAGATCCCCATCCCATCTTGGGTTCGCAGAATAACCCATGAGGGTCAAACTGCGATGATGCGTTGGCGATAGCAATAAAGCGATAGAAGTCCGTACCAACGGCAAGGTTGGCCCTGGCAGAGAAGATAGCTGGGTTAGTCTGCGCCGCTTCGTCAGCAACGATCACCACACGGGGGATGTGAACACCCTGCAACTTACCCACAGCTTGCTCAATCGCTCCGCTATCGACTGCAAGGGCTATGATTGCAGAGCGGTCATCTCCCTTCTGGAACTGGATCTTCGTCTGCGAGTCCACCACATTTAGCCCAAACAACGGATGCACAGGGCGCACGAACTTCATCATCTCTGCCCAGATACGCCCGCGCAGGGAAGGGACTGTGGTAGAGGTTAGGGCTATACGAGTCCCCATAGGACAAGCTAGAAACTCCACAAGCGATAGCAAAGTGAACGTAAAGGTCTTTCCTGCCGCCGCGCATCCCGTGACTCCAATTTCGTCGTAGTTCGTCCATGCCCACAACGCAAGCTCGTTCCAATCATTCCAGCGAGACATTACGTCAGGCCAAAGCATGGTGAGAACGTGCTTGATATGCTGACCCCGACTCAAGCCGCTGAAACGACTTGGATCGGGATCTTTCACCATCAGCAACTCAACCTCTAGTTGCGTTGCCTTTGGAAATGCACTCAAGTCCAGCCCGTAGGTTTGGAGCTTCATAAATTGGAGTCTGGCTGGGCATTACCCCACATCAGCTTCCCCCAGAACAGACAACCGAGCGTCCTCGGTCATCTCGTTTATATCTGCGCTTGGAAGACCAGACTAAATCTTATCGGAAGTAGGATCGAATAGAATCCATTGCCCCCTTGGGCTTTCCAGTAGTCTCGTTGGTATCGCTACTTCCCCTGCGAGGAGATGGAGCAACTGCTGTGTCTTGAGCAATACGAGCCTTGTATTTAGCGAGTTCAGCTTTGAGCTTGGCATTCTCGGCAACGGCATCCTTGGCAATCACCGCGAGGAATGGAGTAACCATCATATCATTCTCGGAAGCAGTCCCCATGAGGATGTGCTTTGCCGCCGCGATACGCTCGTCCACCACCTTGTTGTGATCATCGTCATCTCCCTTACGGAAGAAGTCTGACTTGCTGGCGAGGTGCTGGGCAACGCGATCAAAGTTCTTGTTGATCTTGTCCGTGGTCTGCTGGCGCGACCGCTCTTCCTCCTGCACAAGCGTGTTGGAAGTCTCCTTGTGGTTCTCCATCGCAGATACCAGCGCACCGCGCTTGCTATCAGCGTTATTGATGAGGGAGAGGAACTGGGCAGATGCCGCACCTCCTACGAAGTTCTCGTCGATAAACTCAATGCGCTCCTTGCCCTTCAGCGAGAGAGCCTTCTCTGCGATAGCAGGGTCAGCGGCATATTCATTAGCCCACTCGGTAGCCTGCTGGATAGCGGCCTCGTAGGGAGCCTGGAACTTCTCGCGGAACTTGGGGCTACGCTCAAATGCCGTGCGCTCAAGCTCTGCCTCTAGCTCTTCAGCCCTCTTCTGGTATTCAGCCAGCTTCTCGTCGCGGCTCTTGATCTCAAACTCTGCGGCCTCTGCCTTCTTGCGAAGCTCGGCAAGGTTGTCCTCCTTGCTTTTCTTTTTAGGCTTCTCCTCCACGGGTTCTGGATCTTTGGAGAGGTCAAGATCAGAGAAGTCAAAGCTGTCAGCAGGGGCTTCAGTCTTTGCATCCTCCTTGGGGGATTCTTCAATAGGGCCAGTATTCTTCTTCTCCTCAATCGACTTGAGGAAATCCTGCACGGATGTCTCTGGAACTACGTCCACGCCAGCGGGAGTAGGAGCAATCTCCTTGGTTCCAACGTCAGGGATCTCCGCTAGGTTCTTGTAATCTACCTTCGGGAGGTTGGGCTTGTTCTTTAGTTGCCTTGATAGCTGGGACAGATCACTAGGACGCTCCATAGGAGTCGCTGGGATCGGTTCGGCTGGGATGGTGGCTACGGGTGTTGTGGGTTGTGGGGTGTCCATATGTTAAAATTCGCTGGTGTAGGTGGGAACGATGTTCACTTGTTCCTCTGGTACTTCGGCTAATTGAGATAGATCGGCAAGGATAGATGCTCTCCCTGCGTCATACCCAAAAAGAATGTGGGCATTGTTTAGTTGATAAAGCTGGGGTGTTCCCCCAATAACTTTGGCGGCTGTCATTTCTTCTAAAACAGATTGAGCCAAAACAAATACAGGGTTCTTTAAGATTTTTGCAAGCTCAATTGCATAATCAACATTTTCTCTCCACTCGTTTAGTTTCATTTTAGTAGGTCTTTCATTTTTGGAAGGGAATCTTCCGTGAAGATGATGCCATTCTCTTCTGCGTTTTCAATCTCTTTTAATGCCGCTGGAAGAGCGTCAGTATTGACTTTCACATCAAATCCCTTCACGCCTTCAGCGTGTTCTTGGCAGTTCTTAATGGCTTCCTCCATCGTGTCGCCAATGCCAATGCAGTCTCCCACCTCGCACATCCTGACTCCAAGAGTAGGAATGATGTAGGTGGTGTCCTCAATTCGGCAAGCATTGCGCCACTTGATCCACCTCTCCACCTTGGGATCAACCTCTACTGGCAATGATCGCTCCTCTGCGAATGAGGACTTGATGATAGCCAGCGCACCATACTTGGCTCTCCATTTTGGTTCTACCAAAATTCCGTTGGCTCCTGCCTCCACAATCTCGCCCACATTATCCACCATCTCCCACACAAGGGCAGAAGGGGGTGCAGGGCAACGAGTGGTGAGATCAATGAGATAAGGGGTTCCCTCCTCTGTAACTCGGATTTCGGTGCTGAACCATTGACGATACTTGGCTTCCTCCATGAAGGGAGCCAGCTTCTCATTCACCACCTTAACAGGCTCGGAAAGATCAGCGTAGTCCCTAACGCATCCCACATAGCCGCAATCCTTGACTTCAACTCCAGTCAAGCAAGTGGAGGGATATTTGCCATCAATGCAATAGCCGTCATATCCTGCCTCTACAACGCTTTCCACCTTATGCTCTATGATGAACGGGAAGATATTACAAAGGCCACCAAGGGCATCCCAAAGCTCATTAACGCGAGGCTCTGCCAGCTTCCATGTAGGTGCATAGAAGGTTTCAGCTAGTCCTCGGAAGCCGCTGATCTTCACATACACATCGTCGTTGTTCTCAAGGTACTCACGCAGGGCTGGCATACCAGTAACGAGAGCAGTCTTGCCCACAGGAAGGCCAAGCTCCCTCATGGTTTCCTTTGCCCTCCACCTCTGCACTTCTAGCTTCTCTCCAAGCCCTGCCGCCCATACGGGAATGCCAAGGGAGCGGATATGCTCTGCGAGATACATGAATCCCACATCGGGGATCACAACGAAGTCAACGTCTAGGTTTTCTTCCCAACTATTGACTCGCTCAATTCCTTTAAGCCCCTCGCCAATAAACGCAGGGCCAGGGATCGGGAACGACTTTTCGTTGAAAGGAACAAAGTACCTCACCTCATGCTCTTCAGCCAATCGCTCTGCGAATGCCGTGAAAAGCCCGTGATCAATTACTAAACACTTACTCATTTGATTTTATTTAGAGTGTCCTTGATAGACTGCTTCGCTCCTCTGGCGTGTTGCTTGTCAAGCATGGATGCAATTTTGTCTGCTTCTGTTACCTGTTGCTTGGTTGCATTAGGAACCTCATCTCCAGAAAGAATCCTAGAAATAATTGACTGCTTAAACGCTAGATCGTTTGTGGCATACTGACCAAGCCCCTTTCTCCAGCTTTGTTGTTCTTTAGGAATATCAAATTGCGGAGTATACCCCTTCTCTCCCATTAAATGCCTAGCCGCCTCAATTCGCAAAAGCCCAGCCCTTTTCTTGGGATCTTGCATATATTCATTGTATGGATTGGGAACTAGAACACGGGGGGATTTAGGATCGCTTCCATTCTCTCCACCTCCCCATGCCATGCCAGCAACATGAGGATTTTCCTTAAAATAGGAATCCAATCCAAGTTGATTTGCATCCATTACTGGATACCCATATGCGATTTCGTTACTCATGTTCCCATCTCCTGTGCCTGCATCTCACGGAGATCGTGAATTAGATTCTTCATTTGAATTGTGCGGTCAGACTCAACGCCGTGGAAGTTGCGGTTATACATGAAGTAACGCTCATAAACGAGCGAGATAATTTCCTCCAGCATTTCCTGCCTTCCAATCTTCTCAATGTTTGGAGCGTTAAGCGTGGTGAGCTTTTCTTGAATGTATCGGGAAGCAAGAGAATCAGTATCCTCGTTAGTTAGGTCAACAATCACATTCGTGAGTTGCTCAACCCTCTTGCGTAATTGTTCTAATTCGTTATGCGTTTCCATGACCAATGCGCTTGAGTTCCCGATCAATATACCAACGAGCTTTAAGCAGGTCGGTCACTTCCTCGTCAGGGTTCTTATGCCCTGCGCGAGTGATATACTTCACCGCATTGCCGCGATTGAAGTTCATGTGTTCTGTGATGGTAATCACCTCAATCGGATAAACCGATTTGTAGTGACTCGGATTCACGGGGTCATTACTCCCGCTTTCGTTTTTCATTTTGGTTTTGGTGGGGTTACTTGGGGATTATGCCCCTTCTATTAAGTTCGTCAAGCAATTCTTTTGTAGTGAAATTTTGGAGAGTTCCGAACTTCCTTCTATTTTTGCCTTGTTCTTTAGGACTTGCCCATCGAACATTACTTGGCTCGTAGTTGCCATCATTATCAATACGATCAAGGGTATATGATGGATGTGGTTTATTGCCAACATCGTGAAGGAAGTTTATGAACCCATTTTCACCAAGCCATTTTTTGCAAACTCGTATTCCCCTTTCGTGGTAGTTCCTGTTTTCATATTTCCCAGCTTTCCCGTCACATCTACGCCGCATTGCCATCCATGAACGATACTCTGTTGTTTTGGTAAGCCCGTGCTTGGTGTTTGCTTTCCCAACTTCCCTTGTTTTATCTCTAGCCAAACATCCGCAACTTTTTGTATGCCCCGCAGACAAACTTCTTCCTGTGGTTTTTATTCTGTTTCCGCATTCGCAATCAGCAATCCATACAACGCAAGCATTCTTTCTTTCATCGGTAGGACAAATTGCAGTAAGTTTTCCAAACTTTCCACCAGATAGGTTTTTAGCATTGGTGTGCATTATGGAGCTATTGTGCTGTATTTAGAGGCTAATTTTACCTTGTCGATCATAAGCCTCTGTGCCATTTGCTTGTCTTTAAGAGCAAGCTGATGTTGAGTTTTTGCGGCCTTAATCTGCATATCGTTTTGAGCCTTCGCCCGATCCAGCATGATCTTATTCTGGGCAACTGCCATCTTCGGATCTTGCGGCTGGTTCTGCTGTTGCTGTTGAGCTTGCTCCTGCTCGTTGATCTGCTCTGCCAGTTTGTTCAACTGATCGGCAATCTTCATCAACTCGCTAGTCTGCTCATTGAGATTATCAAACTGCTCCTTGCGAGTCGGGTCTTCCTCCAGATACTTGAGGTGAGTGAGGATGTGCGGGATCGCGGCCTGCATAGTAACAGCGGCCTTGCGAGGATCTTCCTTCTGGCTCTGCACGGCCTCCACGATACTTCCTGCATACTGGAGGTGGACTGTGAGATGAACGTAGTGGTTCTGATCGGGATCAATCAGCACTTGACCACCAGAAGCAAAGGCATTGTTCTCAAGGGAAGCAATCGAAAGATCGTTGCCCTCTGGCTTCTCCTCTTCGGGGATACCAAACGTCTCCACTCCTGTCTGACCAGCAATGGCGGCAATGTTGGCATTGATAACCCGCTTGCGATTGCTCTCTGGAAGCTGGGGGAGATATTCGCTGATAAGCTCCATAGCCTGCATACGGGCGGCAGAGCTTCCCTGACCAATGCTACGAGTTGCCTTGACTGAATCAATATCAAGCAGAGCGGCTTTAGGCACTCCGCGATTGATGCAAGCTTCTTGGAAGGCAATAGCCTCTGGGCCACCATGATCTTCCTCAACGATGTTGGGATTAGATGCACGGCGATAGACTTCCCGATAATGAGTGTCGAGAGCTTGGAGATAGATTTCAGCGCGGGTATTGGTGAGTCGGCTCTTCTCTCCGATCTCTGCTTCAACTTCCTTATTGCTCTTCTTGCGGCCTCCAGCAACGGATGGCATGAAGCTACCAATATCGTCGCTCTCCTGACCTTGGAACATCTGGGCAACCTGCATGGCTCCTGCCAGCTTGGAGGTTGTTCCGACCTGCACGAAGTTCATGCCAGGTGGAAGGATGCGATAAGGCCCAATCTGAACAGTCTTGAGAGACTCGGCATCCTTGGCAGACTGCGGCTGGATCATCACCGCACTATCCACAATCACTCCCTCAAGGAGAGCATTGTTGATGCGATCCATAGCCTGTGCATACTTATACACCTTCTGGCCTAGCCCTCTCACGCCATGATAGAAGCCATTACCCACTCCGTTTAGGAAGATGGTGAAGGCGTTGCTAAAGCTCTTGTAGCAGGACTCGCGGCGGCAAAGGAACTCGGTGGAGTTCAGACGATCAAAGACATAGTGGGAAATACGACCATCGTATTCCTTCACATACATATGAGCCACCTTGATGATCTTGCTCTTGGCGTAGGAATAGTAGAGCGAGTTATTCTTGAACTCCTTCTGATACCACTCCCAAGGACGGCGTTGATCCTGCTCGTCCACCTTGGCCTGCATGATGGCTTCCTTACACTCCTCAACATCCCATCCTCCACGGGAGGCGGCTTCTTCGTTCTCAATGTATCGGTAAAGCTCCTCCGTATACATATCGTCCAGAACGTAACAGAACTCCCAGTTCTGCCAATCCACAGTCGATCCCTTGGGGACAATCAACTGCCAAGGCTCAACTGCCCTAGCCTTGAAATCCATAGCATCAGACCAGAACATACAAGCCTGACCATGAATCACCAACTGCTTGTGAGCAACTTGGTGCTGGAGGATGAAATTAGGATTGGTCTTGTCTAGGAGGCGATGGAACTCCTCCGTGATGATTCGGCTCCATTCCTCGCGCTTGCCCATGTCCTTACCATACTTGGTCTTGACTGTGGCATAGCTTCCTACAGAGGTGAGAATGTCAAAGTAAGGGATAACTGCCGCTTCAATCTTGGCCTCGGCATGACCCCAGTTCACGTTGATCCGATCTCCCTGACCCATTTCTTTAAGCTGGGTATCGTTAAAGGGGGAGTTGCCGTCAATCTGACCTTGGATCTGCGCCCTACGATAAGAAGCAATCTGATCGTCATCAATCAGCGTGTAGAGCATTGCCCTAGCGGAACCTGCATCCTGCACCCTTGTTTTCGGAATCTCATTCTCGTCGAGGTCTAGGAGGCCGTAAGGCTGATTGGTATTGTTGGTCATAGATGCAGTTGAGAGGATGCTTCAGAAAGGCTATTGGCTTTAAGCCAGCACCAATCTGGACGCTTGTTAGTTGTCTCTTCTTTCTCGCCTTTTAGCAAGATATTTTTCTTGACATGAACAATGGCATCGTTACGGCAACCGCAGATGCCGCAATTCTGGAGCATATAATCTACAGAGGTCTTCCTTTGCCCTCTCACTTCTGCCACCATATCTAATATCACTCTAGCTCCTCCGCATCCCATACAGAAGCTACTCTTTTGGTTGTAATAACATCTGGTGCAAATCTTGGCCCTTTCCTCTGCCTCGGCTTGATCTACGAAAGGATCTCCCCCTGTGGCGGCTTCAGTAGCTAACGCCGATAGGCTCTTGATCCCCTTTAGGATATTGTCAAAGGAGAGGATGGGCGTATTGCCCTCATGTTGCTTCCCGTCAGAGTAATAGCACCACCCCGATGGGAGTTGGCGGCAGAGTTGATCTACCACCAACTCTTTCCATTGGTCGGGGAGGGGAATGTTGTTGTCGCGGTAGTGTTGCTCTACCTTATCAAAAAGCTCTGCTAGGGTGTGAATGTCGGCAATGCGATACCCTGTCTCTGGGACTGTGAATCGGTAGTTGCCTGGGGGGACTTGATCCTCCCTAGATAGCTTTAGGATGCTCATATCAGTTTCCGTATTCTCGTAGCCCAGCTTGGCAAAGTTCTTCATGGGCTTGGGCTAGTTGTGTTTCCAAATCGTAAATCCACTTTGGATCTACAAAGACCTTTCCTTGTTTTATTTGTTCTATTTCCTTTTTTGCTTCAGAAAGTTCAACTTCCAATTCTCTAGCAAGATCCCAAATCTTGTAAGATGGAATATCTGTATCATCCAAATAATCAACTCTTGGGGTGTTGCTCATATTATTTTCTGTTACTACTCTTGGGGCGTATTACATTGATACTATCGTTGGGTAGTATGTTTTCACTCCATTTTTTGAGTAAGCTATGGTCAATATTCCTCCCGAAGATTTTGTCGTAGTTCTTTCTGTAATCATCTCCCTTTACGGGGCGAGGTGCATCTCCTTTTCCTGCGCTCACGATAGTCGGCAGTTAAGCTCATCCTTGAGCCGTTGATTCTGGGCCTTGAGTTCTTGGTATCCGTTGTCATTGGCAAGACAGGCATGGTATCCAGCTTGGAACGCCATGCTCATGTATTCCCTATGCCCATCGGCATTACCATGATTCTTACTGAAGGTTCGGATGCCAAAGGTATCGAACCACTCGTTAAAGAAGTCTGCGGAGTTAGTCATATTCTTCGGGGCTTTCTTCGTGCCAAGGGATGTCTTCATCTTCGTTGTCAGGTAGATTGTTGGGAAAAGAGATCATAGATTTGAGAAATAAGCTCTCCTGTTGCATCAACTGATTCTTCTGATAGATCAGGTAAACGAGCATGGATTGTCTCATGCGCCAGCACAGACAAGAGACTGCGAGAGCGTCGATTATTGATGGTGATCCTGCGCTTGTCGTAGTCGCAGAGTCCATCGGCGTTTCGTGGTGATCCATAGCCTACGTGCCATTTTTCACCATTGATCTCAACTTGTCCAAGCGATTTGAATTTCATCGTGGTCTGAACATCTCCGTTATTACCCAAAGGGTAATCACGGCAAAGATGAAGATAGTGAATGCGTTCATTTGCGCTTGGTGATGATCATGCCCTTACGCTCAACGTAGTAATATCCATCCTCAAGCGTGACACGATACTCAATGTTTCCATCCTTCATATCTTCCACCACATTATCAAGCCACTTCATCTCTTGGGGGATGACTGGAGAATACGGGCCAGCAAGGATGGTGAAGTCAGGTTCAATCGTATATTCGTTAGCTATTTTGTGCATTTGAGTTTGTAATGAGGTGTTGGGTATGTTTTGCCAGAAGGGGTGATGACTCGGAATTTTTTTATCTCCATGATTCCAGCCGCAACTAATTTAGACAATCTTTTGTTGGTAAAAGCGGCTTCTATATTCCATCTTTTAGCCCATTCGTCTCTAGGAAAGAAATCCTTTTCTACCTTATCGCAAGATTTCTGGTTTAGCCTAGCTATGATTGTTGCGTAATCGTTTGCACTCATATCGGCAACCTCCATTCTTTCTGAAACTCATTACGGGTCAGGAGCCAAATTGCTGAGTCTTTTGGCCCGATCTCTCCGAACACAAGCCCTTGCCTCCATCCGAAGGTAGCTCGCCTGCATTTTGCATAATCCATCTCACCTCGTCGCGTAAGTGTCCCCACGCAATATCCTGTGCTTTCTTGGAATGTGCGGCCCTCTCCGATCTGCGCTCTATGTGTGTGAGCAAAGATGACCTGCCCCCCGTACATTTCTGCCATATCTCTAGCACTATTTTCATTATAGATCGTACCATGTGTGAATGTAACATTTCCAATTACTAACCTCTGAAACACACCATCATACGGGATGCGGCGACAACCCATCTCAATAAAAGCCCGATCAATGTAGTCGGTCGCCTTTTGCGCGGCGTATGCCACAACAGCGTTACGATGGGATAACATTCGCGGGATTCTGTCTTCATGGTTTCCATCCAGCACATGAGTTGGTCGATATTGTCGAAGGAAAGCAAGTCCTCCATCAATGTCGGGGTCAACTGGTTCTGATTCGTCAGAACTTCCAGCCGCGCCGCTTCTCCATGCGGTAGTATCACACCAATCACCCAAGTGAACCACAATGGATGGATTCCACTTATCACGCAAGGATAGGACGGCTTCTGTAGCTGTATGATCAGCGTACTTTCCGTGACTACATCCCACAGCGATGAATCGTTCATACTTGGTAGCAATATGGGGGGCTTTCGCCCCCCTTGCCTTTGCTTTAGGCTTTTTCATCTGGGGTGATATTTGCCTTGGCTCCGTTGGTAGGAACAAGGCTAATCAGTTGCCACTTGGACGGGTCGTTCTTGCCAGGGGATACTCCAGCATCCACCTTAACCAAAGCTAGGTCAGTAGCAGTAGCGTAGAGCTTCTTGTCAAACGTGAGGGCTTCGGCCTTGCCGTCAAACTCAATGCAGAAGAAGGTGCTTTTCTTCCCTTGGATTTCGCGGATGTTGGTGATCTCCACGTTCTTCCAAGTTGCCGTTGCCTTTGGCTCCTCCTTGCTCACTTCCCTGACAGGAGACTTGGCTGGTGCTGGCTCTGGCTTCTTGACAAGTCCTGTGCTTACGTTTCCATCATCGTCATCCTCGGAGGCAATCCCCAATACTGCGGCTAGGGCGTAGCGACGAGCGTAGGTGATGGCAGATCCAACCCCCTGCGGGGACTGATCCTTCAGCGGAAGCAGAAGCGTGGAAGATGTGGATGCACCATCCTTGTGAATGATGACTGTTTCAACACCAGCGGTTCCCTCCATAAAAAGAGGTTGCTGGATTACTGCCAGACCATTTTTTGCAAGGACTGGTCGGGTGGCATCAATGATCGCATCCAGAGGAGCATACTTGCTCTTAAAGTACGGGTTAGCGGCTGTCTTGGCTACATTAGAAAGCTCTCCTACTGCCTTAACCAAGGCTTCGGAAAGAGCTTTATTTTCATTTGTGTTTTCCATTTTTGTTGTTGGGTTATCCTCTATCGTCGGCTTCGATCATCGAATCGTCGATATAGGAAATTGCTTCGTCTAGCGTGACTCGTAGGGATTCCAATGTCTCAAGAAGAAGCTGAACCTTCTCCTCTGGCGACATTGGGCTTGATGCTGATGCGCTCATTTGAGGATGGCGACGAACAGCGCGATGGTGGACACAACGCTGAAAACAATCGTTGTGACTTTCCAAGCGTCCACGCTTTCTGCAAGCTCTCGCGTTGCTTGTCGGGAGTCAAGGAGTGAGTCAAGAAGGTCTGCGAGAATGAGGTCTTGATTGGACTCATTGGATTTTTTTGTGGGTTTGGTTGTTGTTGGCTTTCTCATGGCGAGGCGAGAATTATCCAGCGATATGCAGGATGCAAGCACCAAAATAAAAAATTTTCATTGACCCTCTTTAGGCTTGACACACTTTCCCCAAACCCCCTATGTACCCCCATACTCTCCTCCTGCGGAGGGCTACACGATTCCGTTGATTCTGCTCAAGTCATCCACCCTCGCCAACCACCCTTTTAAGAATTTCTTGAGCGTTGGCTTCGCCTCTGCAAGCCGATTGTAGAAGCCTCTACGGGCATCTTGATACTTCTTTGGATCTCTTCCAGATGCATTCAAAAATGAATGCGCTCGGCCCACGCCGCAATTGACAGCCGCATCGAAGTAAAGCCAGTCGATAGGGCTTGGAAGATGGTCGCACCCATATCTCAACCATTCATTCCAGTAGATCGTTGTGGCCTCATCAGCGGTGAGATTCTTGATGTCGATGTTGGGATGAGAGCGTTGGTCTACGCCATAACGGGTCGCGCCACCTGGATCGTCTTTGTCGTTCTCAAATTCCCTTCCCTCATGGTCAAACAACCAAGGGATGATCACGTTCTTAAAGCGACTCGTCATCGTAGTAGCGAGGGCGAGGCAGTCTGAAGTTTTTAACTTCTACGGCAGGAGCCTCCTCATTGGAGTCAATCTTCTGATCCTCGTCAATATGCTGGAGGACACTCATCCCCTTGAAGTCAACTACTGCCTGACCAGTAATCAAAGTGGTTGCGATGGCGGCAAAAAACATAACCACAAGATTTGCCAACTCTGTGATCTCTTTTGCGGCTTCAGCATGAAGGAGAATAAGAATAGCAGAAATGCTAAAGACAACCAACACAGCACCAGCCGCAACGAAAGCATAGAGTGCCTTCTTTGACTCACTCGCTGGTTGCGTGAGCTTCTTTTCAATTACAGAGCGAATCGCCATGCCGTCTTGATCCCGATGTAGCCTACAACGCAAAGGATGGACGCAATGGCAATGCTCCTCCAGATCCAGAGTTCCTTTAGAGCCTTCTCCTGCTTCTCGTACCAATAGAGCGCATCTTCTTGCGCTTTAGCGAGGAGGGCCGTTTGCTTCTCCACTTGCGCTTGGTAGTTTGCAAGCGACTTCTGGAGGTCAATGTAGGCCGCTTTCCCTTCTGGTTTAACGTAATGAGCGACACGAGCAACATTGCGTTGAACTTCAACAGAGCTAGGAGGCGTGAAATGATCTTCATGGTGAGCGCATCCCACCAGCATAAGCATTGCAAGCCCTGCAATGATATGGGTGGCTTTCATTTTTTAGTGCGATCTTTGTGATCTGCGTAAAGGTCGTAGGCCAACTTTGCAAAAGAAGCGAGTCCAACAAGGATACCAATGACCATGCTCAACAGCCGAAGCTCTAGGTCTAAAGCAGGGTCTAGGGAGATCGTAGCCGCCGCGATAGGTGCGGTGAACCCGATTGCTCCAGTAGCGGCTGTGTCGATATGGTGAACCATTACTACAGATAGAATGCAGTTACATCCACCCCAGTTGCTCCCATTAGGGTAGATCCACCAAAGGTTGTGGTAAGACCTAAAGCAAACCCATTCACAAGATTAAATCCACTTGGAATTAAGGGGGCGGTAATAACTGAATTTGCACGAGCGCGGATCACAAACACAGGCGTTGTTGATGAAGTCGCGGAGGCAGAATCATACACCGAAAGGAAATAATCTGTTCCAGTTGTATTGTTCAAAACAACTGTTCCAAGGAGGGCGGCACTATTCTTTGCTTGGACAAGGTTATTTGTAGATGTTGCGCTAGAAGTAAATGATTTTACAGAAGTAAGTCCATTCCCGATAGCAGGAACCACATTCACATCAAAAGCGTTTCCTCCAGCCGTGATGTTTTGAGATCCCAAAGAAACAATATCAAGAATTTTACATAGAGTAATATTCTCCCCATCATTGGGATTGGCGTAGGTCGGGTTATAGACAGCAGGGTATCCACTCATAAATTATTCCTCCTCGCCTCCTTCGGCGTATTGTTCTCCAGTATCTTCCATTTCGGCAGATCCGCTTTTATCTTGCATAGCCGCAAGCTGTTCCTTAACGGCTTGTTTAGCTCCCTTGGGCTTCTCTTCCTTATCGGACTTACCTACAATTGGAGTTTTGTCCTCACCAATAGCTAGGATGTAAATCTGGTCGCCGTCGATCTTAAATGAGGCAATGTCGCTAAATTCTGCCCCATCCTTTACACCAGAGGGAACATTGTAATCTTTAGGGATGGAGAATGAGGTAGCCATGATTTCTTTATATTTATTTTTACTAAATCAAGCAATGCTTTTATTTACTATGAATTAGAAATAGATTCAGTAGGCTCTGTAGGCAAAGTGAAAATGTTATTTTCGGCATCGTAGATCATACCGATCCCTGCGTAGTGATAACGAAAAGCTGGTTTCCCGTCTGGTAATCCATCCGGCCCGTAGTGAACGCCTTCCCTCGTGTTGTAGGAGGTCTGCTTGTAGGTTTCACCCGTGCGAGCTGTAAGTTCGTTTTCATCGTCCTCATTACGACCTACGACAACGGCGATGACTCGGTTCTGTTCGTCGAGTTTTGCGAAGTGTGCCATATCAAGAGAAAGTGACGGTTTCGGACGTGGTGGACGTAGCCGTGATGTCGTAAGTCGTAAATCCACCAGATGAGGAATTGGTCTGCGTGACGCCAGCAGAAAAGGTTGCAATGATACCGCTAGGGATACGGAAAGAAATGCAACCAGACCCTCCAGAAGATCCTGCTGTTGCTATAGCATTTGCATAAACAGGGCCACCCGCTCCCCCTCCAGTATTTGCTGAACCAGATGCTCCAGCATTTTGACCAGATCCTCCCCATCCACCTCGACCTCCTCCTCCATTTCCTCCTGCGCCAAAAACCGAAGCACTATAACCAGATGATCCTTGCCCACCTCCTCCACCACCACAGACATACAACGTGCCAGAAACATTCTGACCAAGAGTCGAACCGCTGATTGGATTGGCAGTCCCATTGCCTCCATTGCCAGATGATCCAGAGCTAGTTCCCAAGCCTCCCGTTGCTGATGAACCACCTCCACCAGAGCCATTGTATGTATTGAATGCGGGAACTGCACCGCCAGCATTTCCCTGTCCAGAAATCAAAGCGGGAGCGGCGTAGCTAGTTCCTACCGTGTAAAAAGCACCACCGCCTCCGCTTCCTCCGGGTTGGCCTGCTCCGTAGTGCATGGATGAGCCACCGCCCAGCGCGAGATACGGCCCGAAGGAGCTGTTAGATCCATTGGTTCCATGACCAGCCGACGTATTTGCACTTGTTCCACCCGATCCACCTGCACCGACCACGATGTTGTAAGCGACGTTTTTGAGTAGCGTGGCAGACGACTGGTAATTATACCCTCCTGCTCCTGCTCCAGCAGGCCCAATGTTGGCTGTTCCACCATTGCCTCCCGACCCGCCGCCGCCGCCCACGACGAGGATCTGGGCAGTAAGAGTCTGCGAACCTGATGGGCCGAAGAAGGGCATGGCTTATGCAGAGAGGATGGAGTAGGTCACGCCAGAGGTGGAACCGAGCAACCAGCAAGCCTGTGTCGGAATCACGGGGAACTCGTAGCCTTGGCCTGCCGTGAGGGCAAACGATGCCGAGGTGCAGACCGTGGCAGCAGACCCGAATCCGATGTAGAGGGTTCCGCTCGTTGCCGTGTTCTGAATGGCTAGGAGCTTGGAAGCCGAAGATGCCGCAAGTGCCTGTGTCGAGGTTCCCGTTGCCGCTGTTCCTGTGGTCTGGGTCAGGGTGGCGATGGTGGGAGGAAGCACTGCACCGATGGTGTTGCCGCCAGAGTTAATTCCAACAGAAACATTTCCTACGATTGACGTGTAAAGTTTGGGGGAACTTTGCTGTGATCCATAGACAATTAAAGTTGTTGTTCCAGCAGATTGAGCCGCCGATGCAATTACCCTAAAATATCGGGCTGATCCTGTATTAAATGTTACTAATCCAGTAGAGTTGATCGTGTTTAGACTGATGTTTGAACCATTCAGATATGCCATTGTATACCAGTTTGTTGCATCATTTGAATACTGGCCTTGATAATACAATCCAGTTCCGATCGAACTACACTGTACCGATATTTCTTTAATTGCAGAACAATCAATAGGCCCAATTAAAACCGTGTTTATTGCAACAACGCCAGTTCCAGTATAATTAAAAACCTGACTAGCCGCATTATTCACCGTTGCCGCGCCGAGCGAGTCGATGGCAAGCGTGTTCGCCCCGTTGACGATCTTGGTCGTTTGCGTCCCGTCTGTCAGGTGACCGAGGGCCGTGATCTGGGTGGATTGATTTGCCGCTGTCGCCGCACCCGTAGGCAGGGGAAGCGCGGAGGCCGAGACTGGCTGGGTAACCGCTGACCCGTCCACCTTGACGGCGGTGGCATTGCCTCCAGCCAGCGATACGGTTCCAGATACAGGAAGTGGGTTGCCAGTGTCGTTTTTAACCTCCACTTCAACAGACGAAGCCACCGATACAGGAACGGCGGTTGCACGAAGTTGCGTGTCGGTGAGCGGCTGGGAAAGGCCTGTGTTGGCAGTGACCGTTCCTGACACCGCTTGCGTTGCTGGGAAATTAGAAACCGAAACCGAGGTCTGCGGATTACTGACCGTAACCGTCCCCGAAACGGGCTGGGTCTCGGGGAAATTGCTGACCGAAACGCTCGTCGGCCCGTTGGTGACCGTAGCCCCGTCATCATAATAAATCGTCAGCTTATCCGAGGCACCGGGGGCCGTCGCCAGCGTGATAACCGAATTAGCCGCCTGCGTGTAGCTGGAAGCCGACGGGCCTGCCATTGAGTAGAGGACATTCCCTGTGGACGCATCCGAGATGAGCAGGATCTGGGACAGAGGGACGTTCACCCCCGTAAGGGTGACGGCAGATCCGCTGATGGAGTAGTTAGAGGCGAGTTGCTTCATAGTGCGATTGAAAAAGCGATGGCGCGGGTCGTGGCGGTGGCAAGGGCGGTGGAAGCGGCTCCAGCCGCATCAAAGTCCGTAGATGCCTGATAAGCCGCAGAGCCAAGAGAATTGCCGCCGACGGTCAGGGATGAGAAGGATGCCGAACCTACGGAATCGATGGATGCCGCTCCATTTGCAAATGATGCAGAACCGTCATAACGAAGTTGCCCTGCACCTTGACTACCACCAGATCCAGCACCAGCCCAATAAATCTCATCGTATGCAATGATGGCATTCACCGATATGTCGCCAAAAGACGATTGATTGAGTACGGATAAAGAATTAAAAGTAACATCATCCGTCGTATTCAGCGACTGATCGAAGGGATTTCCCGTCGTGATCGCTTGCCATCCCGCATTCTGACGGGCGTATTGGCTACCATCAGACGGGGCGTCACCGATGGGAGTGTATCCCAAGGCAGATTCAATATTAGCCGCTGTGACGTTTGCATCAGATCCCGGGTCGCCCTTTGGCCCTTGTGGGCCAGTATCTCCTTTATCCCCTTGTTCTCCTTGTGGGCCTTGTTCTCCTTGTGGGCCTTGTTCTCCTTGTGGGCCAGCAATACCAGCATAAACCTCAACGACAGATCCCCCATTAGGTGGGGTTACCTCAATGATGTTTGCTGGATTTGGTGATGTTATATCAACAATATTTGATTGAGTAGATATATTTACATCTACTAAATTAGAAGGAGCAGGAGATGTAATAGATACATTCATGCAAATGTGACTGACTCCACAACATCGCAAACACCCTTGATAATATGATTCACTCCATTCAGAGAAATACGGATATCGTATTTATAGCGATCTGGCGGTATAGATTCAGAAGATGATGCCGCAAGGCTAATTCCAACATACCCATCTGTAGCTGGATTATGTTTTGTAATTGTAAAAGAAGCCAATGATGATGTGTTCCAATCTTTCTTAATCTCACCAGTTATTGTAGCAGAAGTAAGATTAACAGGATTCCCATTCACATCCTTGTAGATAAAGCTAAACGAAAAATCACTTCCCTGCTCAATGGCACAGCTATCAGTAAGATTGAAAATGCCTGCGGACATAAAATTATTTGTAATATAATAAACGCAATCTAGTCAATAGAAAAGCCCCTCCAGATTTCTCCAGAGGGGCTTTCTTTTGAGTTAGACTACTCGATTAAGAGTAAGAGCATCCCGCGAAGCTCAAATCATAGGGGCAACGCTTGTGGATCACAGCGCGACCAAGATAAGGAGCAATCGGGCGGCTACCAGACTGGAAGATTGCCAGCCAGCGACCGATCTTACCGAGCGGGTTGTTCACGGCATCACGGATGTTGAGCCAGAAGAACTGTCCGCTGTAGTAGTACGGATAGTCATCAAACGGCGCACCAGGGATGTTCGGGCCAACCTGCTGAACGCTCTCCTCGTACACATCGGGGTGGAAGATGTACGAAACCTCGTAGGGGGCGACATTGTAAGCGGGGTTAACCTCCCAAGTGTAGCCGTTAGAGGTGGCAGACTGGATGTAGGGATAAACCTGTTGCCAGTTGTTGCCGCTGAACGTGAAGCGGGGAAGCTCCAGATCAATCATGTGGTAGAAGCCAGCGAAGGAACGCTCGACACCAAGAGGAGCGATAAGCTCACTAGGGGTGGCATAGCGGATATCCTGACGCAGGTCAGCGTTGTTGCGGAGCAGATCGCGGCTCGTTTCGGGCGAGGTAATCAGACCAAGCACAGGAACGCCGTTCTCCTTACCGAGGGCATTGTGACCAGCACCATCACGGATAAGCTGAACACGCAGAACATCAAGGAGATCCTGCGAGAGCTTGGCGGTGGGGGCGGGGATCGCATTGCCAGTCGCGCTGTTATACAGAGCGTTGGGGACAGTCGTTCCGTTGATGGTTGCAGACTGATAGACAGTCTGGCTCACATCACCAGCGACGAGCTTGCCAGCGATACGGAGGAACTCCGAACGGCGGCGGTTATCAAGAACAGTCTTGGTCAGCTGGGTAAGCTGATCGACAGTCTTGCCAACCTGTGCCTCAATCTGGAACGCAGTCTTCAGATCGTCCAAGCAGATGCAAGGAGTCTGATAGCTCTGGGTCTGCAACTGCCAAGTGCGAAGGGTCTGACCAAACGCAAGGCTGTTAGGCGTAGGATTGCAACCCGCAACATTGTTGGGGCTACCAAGTCCAGAGGAGGTGGAGACATTCGACCAAGTGTTTTCAAAGTTACCAGAGAGAACGCGCTCGACAGTGACTTCAGTCAGAGTCGTACCCATTCCGAGGGGGAACTTGCCAACACGCACGAGACGACCCCAAGGGCCGTCAACCGAGTAACGCTCGTAGATGTCGACGTTAAATCTATTCGTTTCGCGCTCAAAAATATCGTTCACTGTGGAACAAGAGATTGTGCTAGACATAGTTATAAATATTGTTAGGTTAATTGGAGCCTACTTAATGTAAGTTCCTGTCTTGGTTCCTAGTCGGCGAAGCAAGGAAGAGGTAACGCCTAATTTTAATTGGTACGCGACACCCGACCCCCGAAGGGGTTACGCTGATCTAGCAATTACAATACAACTAACTAATCTGTCAACGGGAAAATTATCTCTCCCTCCAACAATCTGGCAAAATAAATGTATCCTTTGTATGCTTCCTCCTATTCCAAACCATAGGAATAACATGAAGATTTAAGTGGTGATTCCATCCTCCTTTATCTAAAGGAACAATATGGTCTATTTCAAATTTTACTCCAAACCTATTGTAGAGACGCTTGCATTGATCTGCTAAAGTTTTCTCTATTTCAAAATTATGATCTGGGTGAAGTCTCTCCTCTAAAATTGCTCTGCGTTTTGCTCTGTGCATTCTTTTCATTGAACGAAAACCATCTGGATCTCTTTCAAGTCTTTTGCGTTGCATTTCTTTAACTTTCTCTGAATTATTTTTCTGCCACTCTCTAACAACAGCATTGACATACTCCTTGTTCTTCTGCCTCCACTCTTTAGCAAGTTGAGCTTTTCTGCCTGGGTTTTTATCGCTCCATTTTTTATTGCACTCTGCAACTGCATTTTTATTTTTCTTGTAATACTGTTTGCGCTCAACCTTGTTTCTCTCGCGCATGGCGGCAAGATCCTCTGGCGTTACCCACCATTCAGTTCCTCGACCTGTGTAGTTACGGAACACCATACCATCTTCTCTCACATCACCGCGCTTGTATTTCTTTTCCATGCCTACAAGATGGCATCAATGATCTATTTTGTCAATGATCTGCTCTTAATTAATTCAGCAATCTTTTCTACATTCTCCATCGTGATCTGTTTGGCAGACAACTGAATCACTACCCATCCGCAGAACTGGGACTCATTCATCTTGTCGTAATCTCCAACGATTCCATAGCCGCGACCATGCCTGCCGCCACTCCAGATGCCCCCTTGTAGCTCTACAGCCACCTTGGACTCTAGATGAGCAAAATCATACCGCCATTTACGGACAGGATGAAAGCGATGTTCTTGAACTAGCTCTGGCCCGTTAAGCGTCCCCCACAGGAGGCGAAACTTTTTTTCTAGTACGCTTTCCTTTTTTGGGGGCTTTGATCCAGCCGTGCTGGATAAGGGATTGTTTGACTTGTCGTTTAAGTTTGGAGTCGCTTCTTGCAGAGACAAGGACTGAATTGAACCGCTCAAGGACGATGGCTTGTTGATCTGTCGGGGCTTCTTCAAATTGTATTTGCGGTTTTTCTTCATTGGAAATAGAGGCTGACCCTTCGTGTTTAAATGAGGAAACGCTCACAGGCGCACCCGTTGCAGGCTCTCCCTGCACACTATTCAAAGGGCCAGCAAGACCATCGTTAAACAATACACCTTGCTTGTCTGGGTGATAAATGACTGCGCCTTCACGCACAGCAGAAGGATCTACATCTCCTCTCCTGTATCTATCCCAGTCGTGCTGGATGAGATTAGTGCGGTGCATCTTGGGAAGAATGTCGGAGGCGGCAAAAATATCCCAAGCAAACTCTTCCTTGCCATTGTTACAGTTGAAGAGGCGAGGTGCTGTGATGGATAGGTTCCAATCATAAACGGCAATGCCGCTCATGTGGTCAATACCACTTACGTCCGACTTGGATAAATCAACAAGGTCTCCCATGAACGGACTTCCACAAGCCCGATACTCTGCTTCAATTGCGTCAATCCAGCCTTCGCAAAGAGGAACAGCGTCAGGCTCCATAAAGAGAAACGGCTGACGAGTAGTGAGCATGGAGTGCCAGCAGATGTTTTGGAAAGCGCGATTGCAACTCACAGGCCACCCTCGCTCCGTATGTCCCGATGGGACAATCGTAACTTTGCGAAAGCAATTCTCTAGCGGAAGCTTAATGTCTTGCGTGGAGGCTCCGTGGCAAGGAGAGACAATGATCTCGTGGTTGAGATAAGGGCCTAGTTGCTTTACTCGCTTGGCCCAACGAACCATGAGCGGCTGATCGCCTTGATGATAAGAGATTGCTACAATCATTTTCTATTGCGGTTTTTCTAGCGCAATGGCTCCCCACTTGTCAATGGGGCATTTGGAAGTAGCCATACGGAGCTTTGCTTGCGTGGAGCATCCGCATTTCTTGCAAGAACCAGTTCTAGCAAATCCAGAGGCGTTCCAGAACTCGCAAGACTTGCAGATTTCTAGTCGGTAATTTACTTGATCCTCTGTTGCTATTTGCAATCCAGATCCAACCCATGTTTTTACAGATGCGGCTAACGATTTAGCCTTCTCTGCTAGGGATGGTTCATCTTTGTTTAGCCCTTGTTCTATGCATTTCTCACAATTTCCCAAATAAGGAGATCCACCAAACCTCCCTAAAGAGCAATGGAATGGGCCTGTGTTGCCTTGGCGATATGCAAATTGGCAAATCATTAACTATCTATTTTTTTAACAACTGATGTATATCCTGAAGATGGATCAAGATATTCTCCAACTGGTGTATTTTGAAATCCTGTTTTTGCTCCCCTTGTTTCTTTTGATCCGTAACTATTATCTCGGAGAGTTTGCACCGACCATCCATAGGGGTTCCAATCCCCGCCCCATTGTAATTTAATCTTTTTTTTCAAATTTGGGCATTGATTATCATTAAAAATAAATTCCCCTTCCCAATAACATGATGATTGTCTTGATACTTCAACAAAATCACCACCAAATGAAACCAGATATTTATCATCAAAATTGTCTGTGATTCTAATATCTACTGTAGAAGAAGGCCCAAAAGAAGGATCGTTGTTACCTACGCACCAATCTGTTAAGATGGTGTATGGGCATAATCCTCCGTTAAATCCACGCCCCCCGTAAACCTCACCTGTCTCATTCCATCTTTTTTCAAAAAGACGATAAGGGTCGTTTGGTTGATATTGACCATATATGTTATTTATAAAACTTAAATTATACCCCCATGCAGCTGGGTAACCTGGACTTGTTGAATAGGTTTTACTAACTATTGTTGGCTCTGTAGTATAAGCAAGGCAATCATTTGGTTGATCTGATGTATAATAATAAACTTTTACTTCATCTGGGAGATCATTTTCCGCACTTAAAATTGGAGGATTTTCATCTATTGATTGAAATAATTTTGAATTATACAAACAGCAACATCCCCACGATTGCGTTGGATCATTTTTAGGTTCATTGCATCCATTTGGGCAACCAATAAAAACATCCATAATTTAAGAAATTACATAAGGCGTGCCATTTGCCCAAACATCTAAATAATGAGGAACATTATCAACACAGACATTAATTGTTACTAAAACAGGATTTATCATTTTTGTGTTTTGATTTGAAGAAGTATTTAAAGAAACAATATAACTATTTTTACTTTTAGTCACAGATATTCCCTGTCCTGCTTGAACAATAAATTCTTGATTTTGCGAATTAGCAAATTCTTTAATCTTATCTATTAAATTTTCATTCATAATTATTAAAATAAAAAAGAAAAAGGAATCTCCACCTTTTTGTTTAAATAAAGACCACCCATTTGTGTAATCCTTGTGGATGAAGATTTAATAACAATAGTCATAGGAAGAGACATAGCATTTGGTGTAGATGCTTGCGCTGTAATAACTTGTCCTTGATATCTATAATCTATAACATTATGAATAACATCTTGAAACATACCAAAATCCGTAATAAGTGTTTGTGTAATTATATTGTAACAAGTGTCTATTGTGGGAGTAGATTCAATTGTGTATGTGATTGTTGCATTTACATACAAAGAGCGAGATGGCGTATATTGATATATATTGTTGAGCGTCCAATATCCAGTTCCCCAATTAGAATTATACACCCAAAGTCTTGAAGGAATTGTATAAGATTCTGTTTCATATTCAGTCCATTGATATCCAATTAAAGCCGAATAATCAGTTGTTACTCTTTGCGAATGAATAATATCAATTGGGAGATATTCATTAATTACACCTAGAGTAGCTGAAGCTAGACTGCCTATTCCAACAATTTCTTTTTCAGTTTCGTAATGTTGAGTCCCAGTTATTTTATCAATTTGACTACCAATTAATGTTGGAAAACTATCAACAGTTTGCTTTGTTATTTCTAATTTTGTCGGAGTAATTCTTTTTTCGCTGTATCCAACAATATTTAATCCCAATGTGGGAGTTGTATAATGTAGAGGGTCAACAATCGTATTTTCAACATAAACTTTTGCCCCAGAAGAAGGCGCACTAAAATCAAATAAACCGCTATTAAGGGTGTTGTAATTTGGTATTACAACATCAGTTTTTTTGCTTTTTGCGTAATCAATTGGCTCTATTTCTGACGAAACAAGAGTGTAATTGTCGGCAGAAATTGTATCTGTTGAATTAATAATTGACTCTATTATTAATTCTAACTCACCCCTATTATTGAGTTTGCCTCCTTGAAGTGCAGTAGGGCCATTAGATATAATTGTGGTTTTTTTGCTTTTGTATTTATCTATTGGATCTACAGTAGAAGAAATAATCTTATAAGATAAACTATCTGGAGCAGAATTATAACTTACAATAGATTGTTCTATCTTGGTTGTTCCTAGCAAGCCTCTTGATTCTCCTGCTCCACTCAATAAAGTAGGCCCATCAGAAGAAATTGTGCGTTTCCTTGCCTTGGTTTTACTAATCTGCTCTACAGAAGATTCAAGAACAGTCGTTGAAAGTGAATCTGGATTGGTGCCTGGGCTAACAATATTATCTAAAACGTGCGTAAGCCCAAGCAATCCTCCTTTATATTCGTACGATGTAAGCGCGGCATAGCTCGCAACGCTTGCAGTGGTCTTGGTTCCTTTAACTGAATCTATAGGATCTACTTTAGCTTCTGTAATAAACAACCCATCAGTAGCTGGATCTGTTCCAGCCGCTACTGTCTGCACAAGAACTGTCTCTATATCTCCACGAGCATCTATTCTCTTCCCCGTTATTATAGGGCCAGGGATCGTTTCATAAATCCTCTGCACTTGCACATAACGAGAGCGAAGCGGGTCATCATCTCCAAGCTCTACCATCTTCTGTTGCGAAATTATAGCAGATCCCCCAAACACAGGGTCAGTATCCCCCAAGGAGGCAGGTGCATACTGATATCTAGGAGTGATGTATTGCCTGCTATAAATTGGATAGCTGGGGTTGTTTGCGCTGTAGTCTATGCCGTAATTCCAAGGGTCTTGAGATGTAAGTGTGCGGTCATTGGCCCAGAAGCGATAACAGAATAAGCCGTCTGCCGTAGGGCGTTCAGCAACGAGATAGAGATCGTCAGGAAACTTGTTTGCGTCCTTTCCAGTGTAAGTGATGCTTCCATCCAGCGGGAGGGGGTTGTAGCTCCCTTTATCCACGCTAATCCGCTCTACAAGGATGATATGCCCAGATTTCGTATAGAAATCTGGCACGTTCGGCGTAGGATACTGCGGAACGCCAACCTCTAGCGTTGGGTGCGGGAATGCTGGATCTTTCGGTTCTTTTGCCATTATTTAGGTTCTAGTTCTTCTCGGAGAATAGGAGTTCCTTCCTTGAGGTGATCCAAGAAGGTTTCTGCCCGTCTAGCAGTAACATTCTTTTTATTCCAAAACAAGGTTTTTAAAGCACCTCCTACATCTTGTTCTGGCACATCCAGAACCTTTGCAGTCTCTTGGATAAAGCCTGGGATGAGGGACTTGGCATATTCTCCACCCGTTTCTGGCAACCTAGATGGATCAATATACTTACCAACATTCCTAGATAGATTTACAAAAGGAAGTTCTTCAAGAAGTCCCATTTGTCCTTCAGCAAATCCACGGGCAATAGCGGCGGCATCATCACCAAATGTTTCTCGGTCAAACATGGACTCATCCCAAACCTTGCGAAGCGTGGCTCCAATCTGGAATGGAACGAATGCAGGGTGGTGGAGAAGCGTTTTTGGAATAGGGCCAATGCCTCCGTATTCGGGAGCCTCTTCATCCTTATCTGCGCCCTTGCGGTAGAACCCTCCAAAATAATCTGGAAGAGCATAGCCGATAGCCATAGCCATAAGACCCACGCTTCCCTTCTTGATCTGGCGCATGATGTTATCTGCATCCTCTGGAGAGATGTCCTCAAGGCGTTTTCCAACCTCCTTGCTCATCTTCATACGGATAGCCTTGCTGGTTCCTGTAAAGAAACCAAACTGATATTCAAGAGCTTCTTTTACAATGTTGGCAGGGATGCGAACAATCGGGATATTGAACTCAAGGAAACGAGCGGCAAGCCTTTGCCTCCAGCTATCGCTTTCCTTCATCTTGTTGATCACAAGATTGTATTTATTCACAAGCCCATTGTCTTGCAGGAAGATGGAGGCGTTAGCCTCTTTGTAGGCTTCTATTCCAGCCTTCTCAAGAACAACAGGGTCTTGGATATTCAATCCTTCCCTAGCCGCCCATTGCAGGTAGCGACCAAGTGCCATCTCATAGTTTGCCCTCTTGGTTGGGTTCTTGATGGCTTCGTGAATTTTGCCAGGAACATCCAAAGCACCAAGTGGGATAAGGCTTGTGTCTCCGTATTCAAGATCAAGTTGTGACCTTCCTAACTTAAATGCAATGTTTGAAAATTCTTTCCATCCAGAAACAAGTCCTTTGGTGTATGCCTCAACATCTTTTGTGAGAGGTGTTCCATACTCTTGCCGACCCCTTTCAGCAATCTCCCTAAAGAATGGAGTGCGCTCCAACACCTTGCCAGCGGCGGCTGTCGGAATACGGAGAAGAGGAATCTCAAAAGATGCCGCAGTAAGTTTTCCAAGCGTAGAGACATAGGAAAGAACTGCCGCCCTTTTAAACTTGATCACGGAATCAACTGCCTTCTGAAGAGGTGGGCGATTCTTCCATTCCTCAAGCGTTTGATTCTGACGAATCCTGTCTTTCAGTTCAGCAAGCTCAAGTTTCTTCTGACGAGCCTCCTCGTCAATCTTTAGCTCCTTTCGTTCTGCCTTGATGTAGTCGCCTTCAGCGAGACGGCGTTTAGCATCCTCAATCTGCGTATTGATGCGATTCTTGTAGGCTTGCAGGGCAATCGCTTCCTTACGAGCTTTATACCAATCCTCTGAAATCAATTTATTTTTTAACTCTTCAACTTGTTTTTCAAGAGCAATAACTTCTGGTGACTTTTGAAGAGGAGGCTTTCCTTTTTTATCTGGAATTGATTTTGAATCAATTTGTTTTTGAAGAGTCTCAATTTGTTTTTTTAACTTGTTTTGCTCAAGTGCATCCCTTCGTAGCTGATCTGCATCACGGATATTCTGACGCTCTGCACGGAGATTCTTCAGCTTCTCCCGCTGTTGCTCTAGCTTCTCGCTAGTCAGTGGTTCTCCCTTGCTGGTAGTCTTAAACACCTCTCCAGAAGCAATCTCCTTCTCATATCGCTTGATAAGATTGTCGTAAATCTTCTCAAGGGACTTAACCTTCTGCTCGATTGGGATCTCTCGCTTCCCATAAGTGTCTTCAATCAACTGGCGAAGGCCAAGCACTTCTGATTTTAAATTTAAAATATCTGGATCTTCATTAGCAAGTTGAGATCTTGTTTCTTCAGTAAGCGGTCTGCCTTTAATTGCAATATCCTCAAGCTCTTCTATAAGATTTTCTAGACGAGTTTTTTGAGCATCCATTGCTCCAGCCAATTGCTTTTCTGGATCTTCTACTTTGATTCCAAATTTCCGAATAAGTTTATTTACCAACTTATTTTTTGCTCGTTCTCCAGAGCTAGGCTTTAATCTACCCTTGCCTGTTTTGTCAGGAGCAGAAAGATCCCTAACGATTGTTTCAATTTTCCCAATAGCTCTGTTTTCTCCAGTAAGCCTATTAATCGCAATGCTTAATGCGCTTTGATCTGGTTCAGTATAAATTCCATATTTGGATATTGCGTTTCTTGTGTCTTCAATACCCCATTCATTTCCAAATATTTTTGAAACAATATTATGAGTTTCTTGTGTAATATCACGAGCTTTAGCGATTTCTTTGTTTTCGCTTTCTGTGATCTTTCTTCCTAATTTTGATTCTGCTGTTTCAATCCTTTGTCGAGTAATTGCCCTAGCAAGATTTAAAATTGTGTCAGATAATTTTTTCTTGTTATTTTTATTATCTTTAAATGCTTCTAACTTTGCCGTAAATTTCTTGATCTCGTCTTCAGCAGACAGATTAGATTTTTTTCCAGTAGGCTTTACTTGCTTCTCAATATCAGCGTCTTTTCTTTTTTCGACTCTCTCTTTGTCTAGTCCTTGAACTTCAGAAGTAAGTTTTTTTACTTTGTCTGAATCAGATTTAAGATCACGAAGTATTTTTGCGTCTTTAGGATTTTTGGGGTCTAGTTTTCTATTAAGTGATTTTTCTTTTCTGGCAATCTGACGAGGCAAAGAAAAGTCAGCGGCGGCTTGGATCTGGCGCATCCTAAATGCTCCAGATAGTTCTGTTCCTACATTCCGATAAACTTGCTCTGCATCCCGAAGATCGTTGTATTCTTTCTCAAGCATTGTATCAATTGCGCTGATCTTTGATGGATCAGTTTCTTTGTTCCTTTGCTCCGAAAGATCATCAATTCGGTTTTCAATCTCCCCGCGATGTTGGAGAAGGGCGGCTCCTTCTTCTGCCGTTGCTGTTCTCTTACCTTGCTTTAATTCAGCAGTAAGGTTGTAAAGATATTGTGGGTCTTCAGCAATTCGCTTTGCCGCTTCTTGCCATGCGCCAAGCTCGGTAATCTCACGCCCTGGAAGTAGTGGAGCATCTCCCCTAGCCTCCCTGCGTTTATTGATCTCCTCATTTTTAGCCGCCATAATGCGCTGGCTTTGAATGCGTTGCCCACCAATCTGCTTTACAGCTTGCTCCGCAGGAATGGTTTTACCAGCGGCGTTACGAATGCGATACGCCTCATGTGCTTGATTCCACAACGAGTTCTGCTCATCTAGCGTGAAAGTTCCTGCGTCAAATCGCTTATTGAGTTCTTGCAACCAAGCCCTCTTGTCTCCCTCATTATTAACGTCTAGCGCACGGCCCTTTGCTTTTTCAGCATCGTCCATTGCATTAACGCTTTCAGTTAGGCGGGACTCTGTAAATTCACTCTTTGTGGCGGCTCCAGGGAGTTGCTTCGGCTTCTCCGCTGGCTTCTCATAAAAATCTAGTTGCACCTCATTAGAGTGCATCACAGGTCGATCAGTCTTTTTTCCAAGAAATTGCCCCGATTGTTCAGCAAACTTTTGCGCCTCTTCCCTAGAAACAAACTCTCCGTCTTTGGTAATAAACCCAAAGTCCTGCGTCTCCCTGTTCTCTGGTTTGGTTGTATCTACTTTTGGAAGATCACCAACAGCAAGCTTGTCTTTTTGTTCTGGATCTTGAGATGCTTCCTTGGCTCTCTCAATAGCTTGCTCATGGTTTTCACCATAGAAAATAGCACCTGTGCGTGGATTCTTCCAAGCGGCGGCCCCGATTCTAACTCCTTCTGGTTCTTTTTTTGGTTGAACAAGGTCAGCAGTTTTTTCTATTGCCTCATCCGACTTAACAACTCCAGCAACTTGTGCTGTTTCTGGAAGCCCAGCATCCTCAATTTTTTTAACTCCCTCTTGTTTCTTGGCTTCATGCCCAGCCATGATTGCCCCAAACAAAGCGGATTCTCCAACGCTTTCAAGAGTGATGGGTGCTGGCCCTTCTTCATCGCCAATGATTTTGCCTCCAACCGCCTCTACTCCATAACGGATAGGCTCAAATGCCGCACCGCCAGCGGCTCCAATTGCGGCTTGCTGAAGTCCTTTCTTAACTCCCATGCCAGCAAGTTTAACCAATGATTTACCTGCTTGAGGAACCATTGCGGCAATGCTGGCGGCTTGAGCAAGCTCTTCTTGGCTTTGTTCTGCTTGTTTTACGGCTTCACCTACGCCAACAAGGTTTTCAAGTCCCTTGCGAATCTTGCTAGATGCCCATGCTCCACCTGCCATACCAGCCATAGCAATAGCTGGAACAGCGGGAGTAGCGGCTCCAAAGGTTCCTAGTTCGGCAAGAGTGGTAACTCCGCTTGCAACAGCACCACCAACAGCAAGATCAATAGCTGTGCCTATTCCTGACTCTGCCGCAACAATCGCGGCCTCTTTTGGTTTTTCTGCCGCTTTGGTAATAAGGCGTTCAAAAAACCCTTGGGCAGGGGGTTGAACCCCACCCTTATCTACTTCCTCTTTGTTCCCCGCAGGGACTTGGCCTTCCAGCCCTTGCCCTGCTTGCGCCCCTTGGATTCCTCCTTGGGCATCTTTGGCTTGTCCTTCACTTGCTTGTTTTCCTTTGGCTAGGCGATCAAAGATGTCGCCAGTTAGATTGGCTTGGTCATTGCGTTGACGCTGGCCTTGGTTTTGGGTACGCAATTGTCCATCGGCTTGTAACCCTGCTTGAGATCCGATAGACGGCTCTTGTTCTTGGGTTCCTCGTGGTGCATTGCTTTCCACGTTGGCTTGTGGCTGATTCCTGATTTGTTCTTCATTTTGTTCACCTCCTTTTTGTTTTGAAAGACGATCAAAGATGTCCGCAGATGCGGCATCTTTTTTCTGTCCTGCAAGCTGATCGAAAATGTCGGGCATTACTCAAAAGAATATCCCCTTTCAGCGGCTATGGCACGAGCTTTTTCTGGATCTCCTCCTGCCTCTTCAAAAATAGCTGGAGCCAAATAATCTGTCTTAAATGATTCAAGCTCATCTCCACTTAAATTGCGAAGGTTAATTGAAACCCATTCTGGATCACGAGCCTCATAATAAAGCCTAGTGGATCTAGCTTTGTTAAGCTGTTTTTTTGCAAGCTCATACGCACCAGCAAGCTCTTGAGTAGTAGGCTCTGATGCAAACTCTCCTTGTTGAAAAACAAGTTTTGATGGATCTTTAAGATTCTCTTGAGCAACTTTTTCTGCTTGGGCCGCTTTATATCTAGAAACAGATATTGATTCTTTTTCTTTTTGAGTTTTTTCTTTTGCAGTTTTAGCTTCAACAATTTGTTGTTCTTGCTGTGCTTGAACAGCAAAAGGATTTTCGGCAGAAAATGATTCAGCGGGAGTCGGCGTTGCTTGCGGTGCAGGAATGGATGTTGTTTTAGTTGGAGTGGCTTTAATTTGACCAGATGGAGAAACAACTGGTGTTACTTGTTCACTCTCTTGTGGCGCATACAAAGATGATCTTAAACCGCTAATTTGACTAGTGATCCCAGAAAGCTGTTGCTGAAGCTGTTTTCTTTCTGATCCTTTTAATCCTTTTTGTTTTAATTGATCTCTAACAGATTCCTCTTCAGCTTTAAAGAACTGAAGGTTTTGCATATTTTGTTTTAATTGTTCGGCCTTTTCTTGAGCGGCGGCACGACCAGGGTGCTTTGCTTCTTCAATCTTTCTCAAGTTTTCTTCTTCTTGTGATTGAGCTTCAATGCCAGCCTTTACTTCAGCCGCTTTCATCAGCCCTGCTTGGATTGGAGATGTTTTAAGTTCTTCTGCCTTGGTAGCCCTTTCTTGAGCCGAAAGTTTTATTCTTTCAAGATCAAATCCTTTTGCGGTTTGTAATGCTTTATTTATTTCTTCAAAAACAGGCTTTGCCGCTTCTGTTCCAGAATGCTGTGCAATACTAGACTGAATCTTTGCAAGCTGATCAGTAGCACCTTCTTTAGTAAGATCAACTTGATGCAATGCCATTCCAGCATTCATTACATCATTCTGCGCCTTCAAATTCCTTGTCTCTTGAGAAACTTGGAACTTGGCTTGATTGCGAATATTCTCATCCTTTGCTTTAATCAAATCTAGCGCATCAGAGACAGGGACTCCCATCTTTTGAGAATAGATATATGCGGCAGACTGAATATCCTGCTCCCTTTGCTTTGCGTAAATATCCCCTTTCTGTTTCTGATATACAGAAATAGGTTGTTCCGAAATTACTTTCGGTTCCTCTACGTTAGCATAGTATTTAGAATAATCAGCCATAATAATTTATTTAGGAAAGCTAATTCCAAGGGTTTGCAGAAAAGAAGATCCTCTATTGTATTGGTCTTGGCTCATTTGTCCAAATTGAGTGCTATCAACAACGGATGGCGTAGATGCTGATTGCGGCTGTTGCTGTGCAGTCTTTTTCTTCTCTGCTTCTTCAGCGGCGGCTTTCTCTTGCGCTACCATCTGACCATACTGATATTTTGCAGTCTCTTGCTGGTATGGGGAGAGTCCTCCCACCCCTGGCAATGATCCCTCTGCCGCTCGTTGAGCATATTCTTTTGTTCCAGCCTTGGGTGTAGAGATGGATTGTTGTGGAATAATGTTTCCTTTGGAATCTCTAGGAGCGGCTCCTTTATGAGAACCACCAATAAATTCAATAGCATGACGCGATGGAAGTCCTTTCATAACGTCTTGCATTCCTTCAACAATTTCTTTAGCCATTGTTTCAAATCCCCTTGGATGTTCTTTAAGGCCTAGTTGATAACCAGTCATTCCTTCTACAGGGGTTGGGGATTTTGCAATTGCTCCGCTGGCTGTAATATAATTCCCTTTTTCTTTATATTGAGATTCTAATTGTTTTGAAAGGTCTTTTACTTGTTGTTCAAATGGAACTTGTTGCCCAGTAATCCCTGGGAATCCTTGAGGCGCATCCATTACTGCTTTATATGCGTCTTGCATATAATTAGATGCGGCTTTACCCCTCTGCGCCGTGTTCTGCGCCTGCTCCCTGCCAAGTGGAACACGAGAAAAATCTCCAAATAGATCGGGCCGCTCCGACTCCGAAGGTAGGTGCATTTGCTTTAGCTCATTCACCAGTGCAGGAGTCATGGAAGGACTCCGCTCTAGTTCGCTATAGTATTTCTTAAAATCAAATGCCATATCAGACGAGGTTCTGCATAATGCCAGGGGCAAATGCCTTGGTTTGAATCTGAATCTGGGCAAGCTCCCCATCCTCAAAGTTGTTCGTTACGTCATTGAGAGCCGCAAATGCTTGATCCCAATACACCTTTGCCCTCTCCAATTCGTCTTTGCTCTCGTAGTTGTAGGCTTGTAGGCCATAACGATAGGCGTTACGGCTGGAGGGGATTAAAAGATCCGTGTCATTGACAAGCGGCACATACCCCCTCCGCACGATACAATACATGGTGCGGTTCTCTGGAATCTTACCCAAGACCCTGTATCTTTGCGTGTCGCTCGTGAGTCCGCTCGGCAGAGGACTGGCGGGGACATTCCCCTGACGAATCACTTGCAGATCCCCCACATAGTCAGGGGGCAACCAACCAAGGCTTCCTTCATCCCAAGGGAACCAGTCAGCCATTACCGCTCCAATCTCCCCAGTCATATAATCTGGGTCAATTGCTAGAATTTTTAATACAGATTCAATTCCAGGTACTGTATCAAAATAATTATTACCATCAGAGTCTTGTTGAACAGTAAAGGAATGAATAAAACGATTTCCTTTAAACTGACCCGAATTAATAAATTTTTCGTTTACGAAATTGATAGCCCGTCCGACCTCTGGGTCGGATGGCCCCTGTGAAGACACAAAAGAGGCAAACAATGATTTTGCTTGGGCAAATGTCAAAGACGGCATAATTATTTAAATCATTACCTCTTTCTCTTTAGAAAGGTCAATGAATTTTTAAATTGCTCTGGAGTTTTTGCAGATTTCCTTCTATTTACTGAAGCTGGTATAACCTGCAAATTTGAGGGGTGATGTAACCCACCTTTGGCAAGAGGGATAATATGGTCAACCTCATGGGGGATTCCAAGAATAGAAGATAGCAATTTGGCGTGGTGATAAAATTTTAAAAGAATTTCTTTTTCTTCTTTAGATAAATTTTTATAACATCCGTTTTTTGCCGCCCTTCTTTTGGCTTTAATTTGATAACAAGCGACAGGATTGTTTTCTGCCCACTTTTTATTTTGCTCCTGTATTTTATCTTTATTGATTTTATATCTTTCTCTTTGAAAAAAATTGGTTCTGTCTTTGTTTTCTTTTCTCCACCGCCTATTTTGATCAAGACATTTATCTGGATTTTTACACTTCCATTATTTTGCTTTCTTCAAATTTTCTTCTTTATCAGAGAGATACCATTTGTTGTTGCATTTTTTCTGCACATTCCTTTTATGCAAAAATTCATCATGCGTTATCCAGTTCTCTCCATTCTTGCATGATTTCTTATAAGCCCAAAAGATCATCCCATCTTCTCGGATATCTCCTCTTTTATGACTCCTCATCATCGTCCCATTCTCCCTCCCAATCGCCATCCATGTCAACAGGTTCCATGTTGTCTTCAAGAACCTCATTCACAAACACTTGAGTTATTCCCTTCACGGCAAAGCTATTGCCAAATTCAGAGTGAAGAAACTCTGTATGCCCCTCGACTTCTTTTGAAAGCAGAATCACCCCAACGTCAAAGAACTCTGCCGCCAAACTACGGATTTGTTGCATTGCTTGTTCCGCACGTTTTGATTCCCTTATTGGGATTTCCTTAACAGGATTAGTTTTGCGTTTCTTTGCCATGCGCCCCCCTTCTACCCCATGCCAACGAACTAGGCTAGGATCTTTTCTAGTTCCTCTTTAATCTCTGGAGAAAGCCCTCCCCAACTCCATTTTTGAAGCACAAAGCTCTCCACCTCGTCTGGAAGCAACCAGGAGAAATGCCTGCGGTAATTCCGATACGCCCAAGCCCCAAACGCATTAAACTCGCTAAAACGGCCTTTAGGACGCTTTTTCAGCCAAAGGCAAATATCCTCCCCGTGGCACTCAAACATGAATTTACGGAAGTCCTTGAGCGATTGTGAGGTGAATACAAAGGGATGCCGCCTCATAAACTCAAACTCTGGCATATGCTTCACCGCCTCCTCCGTGATAGGATACCAAGGAGACTCACTCTGCGGAACTGCCTCGTACAACCAGATCGGCTTCCCTTCACGAAAGAAGCATTCGGGAGTCACCTCCCGAATGAACACGCAATCACTATCCATCACCAAGATATACGGACTCCTCGCATACCAATCAGCATGGAGCTTGTCATTCTGTTGACCAATATAATCGTCATCCCACCGCTTCACCAAATGCACCTCCGCATCACACGGCGGCAATAGAGGGTAATCATCGGCAGGAATACAGATATGAACTTTACCAAATCCACGAGCATACTTCTTGATGCTTCTCAAGCAATACTCAAGCCAATGAAAATCCCCATGATACGACCGGATGAAAATATCTACTTGCACAGGCTTGACATTACCCACAACTCACCCTACCCTGCAAGCAGATCACTCACAGGATGACTGATCTGGTGTAGCCTCCGGAGATCGAACTTGTCGGGCCGCAGGCGAAGGTCAAGAGGACAGGAATAGCCGCCTGTCCTTAATTTGAGAGGACTGCGATGAAATGCCGCCCCATGCGGAGTGAATCGTTGCTCTGCCAAAGTGATTCCTATATCGCATCTCCTCCTCCTCATCCCAATCCACCCAGCAGATAAGGCTCCATAGGTCATACTTGAAGCCGAGGGGATGCAGAAGCTCTATAATCACATAGGGCTTCTTATGCCCACAGCAAATCACGCAAAACAAAATAATCAAGCGCGGCGGGGCCACCCAGCCCACGCCGAGCGCAATTGAATTAGACCATAACCTAATCCAATCAATAAAAAATTAGACCATAATGAAAACTGCGTTTCCAACGCTAAAGCTATGAAAAACCCATACTCAATCCAACAACACGCTATCTACAACGAAGCCATACGCCTCCTAGAGTCAGGAAATGATTGTAGCATCCTAGTCGGTAAACTAGACCCCGAATACGCTATGCGCTTACGAGTCCATACCCAAATGCTACCAGAATCTACCAGAAAACTATCCATCTACGGAAGAGCGCATCCTCCTGCGTATAAGAAAATAAAGTAAAACGCTTTTCACTTTACACAAACCAAGTAAAGTAAACCAGACTTTGCAAAAGATGTCACAAGGGGATTTTTAGGAAAAATTTATAGCGAGGTTTTCTCGCGAACACGGCGGCGAAACTTTCGCGTCGAGGGGTGGTGCCCGTCCCCTATCCTCACAGAAAAAGAATGCTTAAAGAATTGGGCCAGCCCTAGCGACTAACAGAACTATTCATGTTCTGTATTATCTGATGTTACGGCTCTTCTACTCTGTAGGAATGACCTTCACTTGCCCTGCTAACATACTCGCGTCCATGTTAAGCAAGTTAATTGACACGGAAGCGGATGATGTTTCGCCTCCTATCATGTAAAGAGCCTTCCCACTATCCATGATATTCTTTACTTCACGCGATCCCGCAACAACCTCTTCCCCTGTCATGGAGCCAATAAAGGATGCGGCGCGAGAAAGCCCTTGTGACATTCCTCCCATAAAAGCCTGTTTCTGATTCTCGAAAGCGTCAACAGGTGACAACGTGACTTGTCGAGGATCTTCCCATGCTACTTCGGCAAGCTCCTTCTTTGCTCTCTCTATCTTCTTGAGTGCGGCGGTAGTTGTTAGGGCTTTGCCCTTCTCGCTATCTCTTGAGAATCGCTTTGCCAGGGTGTTTCTCTTTATCCCGTAGGCTTCGCTTGTTGCGGCATAATCTCTCCCCGATTGAAGCCAAAATGCTTTTACTGACTCCCAGTCCACGGGAAGGGGTTTTCCTACGTTCTCTCTCTTTTGGCGTGTCATTTTGTAAATGGTGACACTATGTCACACAGATTGTCAAGACAAGGGAAAAGGGCATGATTGCATTGTCTTACAGAGGAAACGGGGGAAATCGACGCTCCAGGATTGGCTATATCGAGCGATTGCAAGTCGGGAGGGGTAGGTAGAGGTGGCTATTTTTGGCCTGTCTTACAGGATGAGACAAGCGCAGGAATGGGAGCGTGATGACGATGTGGGACAATGATTGCAATGCGAGACATCATACAATTTTTCTCTGTTGGTGAAGATTTTTCTTGATCGTGTCCTCTATTTTGAGATTGTGGCGACAAGCAAGGAGACAATCTCCGAGCGCACACAAAAAACAAAACACAAAACAGAATGAAAACAGAAAGAGAAAACGTCGATGTCTATCAGATTGTAACTGATCGTGTCATTGAACTACTGGAAGCTGGAACAGTTCCCTGGAATAAACCTTGGATCGGGGGATCAAGTCAGACTCCCAGAAACTTGGCAAGTGGCAAGGCCTATAGGGGGATCAATCTTTGGCTACTGGGTTGCGCTTCTTATTCTTCCCCCTACTGGGTTAGCTACAAGCAAGCGCAAGAAAGAGGGGGACAAGTAAAGAAAGGGGAAAAGTCTCATCTCGTGACATTCTGGAAGATGTTCGATTCTGAAAAGGATGGAGAGAAGAAGACTATTCCGATGCTTCGTTACTATCGTGTCTTTAACGTGGAGCAATGCGAAGGCCTAGAATATCCTAAAGAAGAGTTGCCGATTAGGGAGTTCAATCCCATCGAAGAATGCGAAAGGATTGTCAACTCTATGCCAAAGGCTCCCGTTTTAACGCATGAAGAGCAAAGAGCGTACTATCAGCGCAATGCGGATAGGGTGAATATGCCAAAGAAAGAGACTTTTGACACGGCGGAAAACTATTACTCTACCCTCTTCCATGAATTAACTCATGCAACGGGACACGAGAGCCGCCTTGGAAGGATGCAAGAGAAGTTCTCTCGCTTTGGAGATTCTACTTATGCAAAAGAGGAATTGATTGCCGAGATGGGAGCATCGTTTTTGTGCAATGTCGCAGGGATCATGGATCGCACAATCGACAACTCGGCAAGCTACATAGCTTCATGGCTTAAAGCTCTCAAGAATGATCGCAAGCTAGTCGTTTCAGCTAGTAGCAAAGCGCAAGAAGCCGCTGAATTCATTCTTGGAAAGACAAAGGAGGGCTGAACCATGAAAGAGATTTTATCAGACTTTCTAGTCGTTTCTGTCATCCTAGTAGCTTTCTGGCTTGCCCTTGTAATCCTCTAAAAACATGAAAACATTACAATTCAAAAATAAAAACGGAGACTTGTCTGTTTATTCTTTTGCTTGCGGATACATTCAAGAAAAGGAGACTTTATCGGGAAGAGTTGAACTCTATAGAGATGGATCATGGCACGTTAGAAAATTTGACAAGGGGGAGCGGCTCCTATGGGATTGCTTCGATACATTAGGAGAAGCTAGGAAAGCATTTAAAGCCGCTTAAACCATGAAAAAGATCATCCTTAAAGAGCATCCTAGCTTTCTGGGAATATGGCTTGGCAAATACGGGAAGAGGCCTTTCTCTATTGTGATGCCTAACTATGCGACGCAAATAGGGGAAAGGCCTTCCCCTTCATCCGTACGAGAAGCAATAGAGGCGACAAGTTCACCAGGGGACAAGCCGCTCCCCCATAGCTTCCAAGTGATTTACGCCTAACAAAGAAAAAGAGGGGGAGGGTTTATACTTCCCCCTCTTTTCTCATGGCTTGATTTTATCAAGCTACGAGCGTAGCGAAGTCACCCGCCAGCGCACTACTCTGCACGAACAGGTCATTTCATGGCGCGGGATTGCTAGATTTAGAATCCGCTGGAATAGGTGTTTTCGTGTCCTCCTCACTTCGTGGGGCTTTTTTCCATGTTCCCGTTCTTATCTCCACGGAGCCAGGAGTCATCCCACGCGACACGAAGAAGGCATCACAGGCATCCCCTACCACTTTGGAGAGTCTGAATAGGTAATTTTCCCAGTCCTCATCCGTTTTACGGGTTTCGATGTGGCGGTATTCATTCCAAGGAACATAATTCTTATTCTTTGCCATTTTATGAGGCTTTTTTAGAAGATTTAGATTTCGTTTTGAAGATCCTGTCCCAGCCTTCTTGATAAGATTTAGAGACGGCTCCAGTTCTGTTAGGCGAGGCCGAATCAATGCGCCTCTGCATCTCCTTCATGCGTGGAGAGAGATGACTTCTTTCGCTTCTTTCGCTCATTGTGCCT